GTAACAGACTATAATAGTTTTACATTAACATTACCTAGTGCTGCAACGGGCACTGCAACAGGGGGAGGATTTAATTGTGTTATTAGTCCTCTTAACATAGAGAGTTTATAATGGCAGGGTATACACTTTCAGCATTAGAAGCTGACATTAGAAGTTATACTGAAATAGACAGTACTGTTTTTAGTGGTGCTGTTCTAGGTAGATTTATAGAAAATGCAGAATTTAGAATTAATCAAGAGCTCCCTATGGATTCTGCCAGATATGTTTCAGAAGGAGCTTTAGTTGCTGACGATAATACTATAAATAGCCCTGGGGTAGGAACTAAGGGGGACACTGGAGCTTTATTTATTAGAGGGGTAGAGGTATTTGATTCAACTTCAGCCACTACTGGTAAAGGTACTTGGTTAGAGAAAAAAGATCAAACTTATCTATCAGAATATACTGATAGATTAACCGGTCCAAAAGGATCTACTGCATCAGGAGCAGATGTTACAGGATTTCCTAAATATTATGCAATGTTTGGAGGTGCTACTGGCACTTCAACAACTACTTCAGGAGGTCTTTATCTGTCTCCAACTCCTGATGCTAATTACAAATATAGAATATATTATAATATGATACCTGCAGGATTAGCGACTAAAACTTCTGGGACTTATTTAAGTAAATACTTCCCGCAGGGGCTTTTATATGCCTGTTTGGTAGAAGCATATGGATTTTTAAAAGGTCCAATGGATATGTTGACATTGTACGAACAAAAGTATAAAAATGCTATACAACAGTTTGCAGGAATGCAACTTGGAAGACGAAGACGAGACGACTATACTGACGGAACCGTTAGAATAAAAGTTAACTCACCGTCTCCATAATAAGGAGAAAATTTTATGGCAATAACTTCAGCAGTTTGTTCGAGTTTTAAACAAGAACTATTACAAGGTAAACATAGTTTCGCATCATCAGGCGGAGACACTTTTAAATTAGCAATGTTCACGAGTTCAGCATCTTTAGATGCGACAACGACTGATTATTCTACTTCAAACGAAATTACAAACACATCCGGAACGGCCTACACTGCTGGCGGAAAAGCGTTAACAAATACTGGAGTAGGTTTAACGTCTACAACAGCATTTACAGATTTCTCAGATGTTTCTTGGACGTCTGCATCTTTTACAGCAAACGGTTGTATGATTTATAACACTACTACTGCAACAGGCACTGGAACTACAGACGCAGTTTGTGTGGTAGCTTTTGGAGGAGACAAGACAGTTTCTTCTGGAACGTTTACAATTCAATTTCCAACTAACGACGCAACTTCCGCTATCCTGAGATTAACGGCATAAGGAGGTAAGTCCTTATGGCATCAATTTGGGGTGGTGATAGTCCTTCAGTAGCCTGGGGCCAAAACTCTTGGGAATCTAATACTGTTACACAATCTTTAACAGGACAATCTTTCACAACAGCTGTAGGTACATTAGCTTATGCAGCCGCAACTAATGGTTGGGGCAGTGATGCATGGGGCGATAATAACTGGGGTGAAAATACAACCACTGTTGCACTTGATAGTTTATCAATGGCAATGGAACTTGGTCCAAATGGATGGGGCGTTCATTCTTTTGGTGAAGGTCAATGGGGTGGAGTATTTACATTTAAACCAGAAAGTATAATTGGAATTAGTGGTCAAACTATGGCCACTGACATAGGTTCATTAACCACTACTTATGACATGAATTTTGATGTCAGTGGTGTGACCATGGGAGCTGGCTTAGGAACATTAAATATAAATAATGGAGCCGACCATTTACAAGGTTTAGGAAGTCTGACAACGGCAGCTGCAGTTGGTTCAATTTTACCTGCTGATGTAGTAGGAATAAGTGGGGTCACATTTGCTGCTGACATAGGATCAGTAGACGTAACCCAAACACAAATTGTGGATATTTCAGGAGTTACTTTTGCAGCTACTGTTGGATCTATTTCTCTTGACGACATGACTGTGGGAATAAGTGGTGTAACATTTGCTGCTGGCGTAGGATCAATCGGTCCTACAGAAATGAGCATAGGGTTGACGGCGCAAACATTTACTGCTAGTTTAAATACGGTAGGATTTGGCGTATTAGGATACGCAAATGTGGACATTACAGGAAACACATCTTTTTCTAATGTTGACATTACAGGAAATACATCTTATACAGACGTAACTATAGCATCGTAATAGGAGAAAAGAATTATGGCATCTACATATACCGGTCTTGGTGTAGAACTTATGGTAACTGGCGAAAAAGCCGGCCAATGGGGAGACATCACAAATACTAATTTACAAATTTTTGAACAAATTTCAGGTGGATTTACACAACAATCAATAGCTGGTGGAGCACAAACTACTACATTATCGGTTTCTGATGGATCAACTGGTGCAGTTCTTGCACACAGAATGATTGAATTTACAGGTTCAATTACTGGAAACCAAATTGTAACAATACCTCTCGATGTTCAAACTTTTTATGTTTTAAGAAATTCAACATCAGGAGCATATACAGTTCAGTTTAAATATGCTTCAGGTTCTGGGGATTCATATACTTTCTCCGCTACGGACAAAGGTGATCAACTAGTTTTTGCAACAGCTAATGATGGAACTAATCCTGATATCGCAACTTTAGCGTTTGGTGACGGTGATGTAACATTAACTGGAACACAGACTTTAACAAACAAAACTTTAACTTCACCAAAAATTGGTACATCTATTTTAGATACTAATGGAAACGAATTAGCTCTTTTAACAGCTACAGGATCTGCAGTTAATGAAATTACACTCGCTAACGCAGCTACTGGAAATGGTCCAATTATTTCTTCAACGGGTGAAACAAACGTTGATTTAAATTTAAATCCTAAAGGATCTGGTGTTCTTAAATCAGGAACAGCTGCAGTTAAAATTGCAGGTACAGAAACTATTTTTATTCCAGCACAAGCGATGTTTGGAACAACTACAAATGGAGCTGATGCACAAGCAGTTGAAACTACAGCACTTCGACCTGAATTAAAGGTTTTAGATTTTGATGCAGGTACTCGTGAAAATGCACAGTTTTCTATTGCAATGCCAAAATCATGGAATTTAGATACAGTAACTTATCAAGTTTTTTGGAGTCCAAGTAATACTAATACAGGAAACTGTATTTTTGGGCTTGAAGGTGTAGCTACTACTGAAGGTGATACAGCCGACGTAGCTTTTAGCGGAGCTGTAGAAGTTACAGATGCTGGAATCGGAACTGTAGAAGATGTGCAAATGACTGCAGTTAGTTCTGCACTGACAATTGCCGGATCTCCAGCTGACGATGATTATTGTTTTTTTCAATTATACAGAGATGCGGCTGACGGTAGTGATACTTTTACTGGTGATGCACGAGTAATGGGAATTAAATTATTCTATACTACTGACGCTGCTAACGACGCATAAGGAGAATAGAATATGTCTTTTGGATACCGAATACTAGGTTTTGGTGCAGGTGGCGGTGCAGCAGTATTAGAATTTGATTATTTAGTTGTTGCTGGCGGAGGCGGAAGCGGATCTGATGACGGCGGCGGCGGAGGCGGTGGCGGTTATAGAACGTCTTATCCCGGTGGAACTAAAGTAGAAATAGCAAGTGGTAGTACAATTACAGTAGGACTCGGAGGCACAGCTTCAACTGGTCCTAGTCCAGACGCAACTAGCGGTGGAACTTCAACAGCTGGAGATATTTCTTCAACTGGTGGAGGTGGCGGGGGCAATCCTGGTCAAAATGGACTTGACGGTGGTTCTGGAGGCGGCGGTGCTTTAAATGGCAGTGGCGGATCTGGAAATGCGGGAAGTTATCCCGTGGCTGAAGGTAAAGACGGCGGAAACGGCGGCGGAAATAATTCCGGTGGCGGCGGAGGCGGTCATAATGCAGCCGGATCAAATGGACCCGGACCACAAGTTGGTGGAGCCGGTGGAGACGGAACAGCAAATTCAATAACAGGATCAGCAACACCCTATGCAGGCGGCGGAGGAGGAGGATCTAATTCTTCTAATATTGCTAATGGCGGAAACGGCGGCGGTGGGCAAGGCGGTAATCGAAGTAATGGTACCAACCAAGCTGGTGACGATGGTAAAGGCGGCGGCGCAGGCGGCGGTCCAGGTGGTTCACCTGTAAGAGTTGGAGAAGATGGTGGAACAGGCGCTGTAATTTTAAGAGATCCAACAGGGACATCTTTAACAGTTGCTCCTGGTTCTAATCAAACATCTACTGATAGTGGTGCAACAATTGCAACATTTAATGTATCCGGAACAATAAGTTTTTAACATGAGTATAAGTATAGCAAAGAAAAGCGCAGCTAAATTAGAATCTCAACAAGATCCTTTTAATGCAGGACAACAACTTTTAGTTGTTACTGATACTATAACTCTCGAAGAAGCAGTTAATGATGTAACAGAACATTGTAAACGTAGCTTAAAATTACCTGGAACATATAAAGAGCTAACCGAAGGAGGTATTGGATGGACTTGGAATGAGTCTAAAAATAAATTTTTACCACCCCAGCCTTTTGCTTCATGGAGTTTAAATGCTTCTGATGTATGGGAAGCCCCAATTGCAAAACCAGCAAATACTACATTTACACATACTGAAGGAGAGGGAGAAGAGGCAGTCTCTTGGGAAATAGATACTTATTTAATGACTTGGAACGAAACTGACCAAAGATGGGAAGGTTTAAGTAGAGAAGATAATAATAATTATTATTGGAATCCTAGTGATTCTAGTTGGAATTTGATCTAGATCAAAAAATATAATTCTACTTTACTTTTAAAACTAAGAAAGGTATAAAGCATAAAAGAAAGATTATGCTGTATTATAAAGATTTATATTGGTATTTTAACAAAGCTTTATCAGATTCAGTTTGTGATAAAATTATTAAAGCTGGTAAAAAAAAGAAACCTAAGTTAGGTAGAATTGGATCTTTTGCAAATGCCAAGTTTAAAACATTAAACAAACAACAAAAAGCTTTATTGAAAGAAACAAGAGATTCTTATACTTCTTTTATAGATGAACAATGGTTATATAATTTGCTTTTTCCTTTTGTTCAAACAGCTAATCAACAA